ACGAGGGCGGGCTTGCCGTCCCGGTAGATCGCCTCTGCGCCCGTGGGCTTGAGGATTTCCATCGAGAGCGGAATCTGCTGCCACTCGTCGCCCTTCAGGGCGTAGTCGCCGTTCGGCGTCAGCTTCACGTAGGGGAAGAAGAACTGGCAGTTGTCCCCCTTCGGGTTCTTCGTGACGTAGCGGATCGCGCACTCGACCGGCTCGGAGCCGGAGATGACGCGGGACCGCGAGCTGGCCGCGACGGCATAGGTCACTTCGATGTTTTCGCCGTCAACCGCGATGGTGGACGTGTCGATGAAGTGGATCATGCCGTTGTCGTAGTCGATGGTGTAGTCTTCGTCCACGACCAGCGGCGTGCCGCCGGGGGCGACGGCAACCGCGAAGCCCGTCTCGTCGATGCCGAAGTAGCCCGCCGGGTTGGATGCGGTGACGCCCAGCTTGTAGGAGTGGCCCGCCTCGATCCCGGTCAGGGTCTCGGTGGACGATACGACCGAAGCCTGCGCAACGGTGCTCTCCGAACCGAAGAAGAACAGCGCCACGTTGCCGGGGTCGATGTTGTCCGTGGTCATCGAGCCGGTGCGGTTGACTTCCAGCAGCACCGAATCATCCTTCTCGCGGATGCCCTCGTCCGAGCTGTAGTGGTCCAGCGTCTGGGATTCGATGTTCAGCGAGAACTCGGGCGTGTTGCCGATATAGCGGTAGGCCCCATCTGCGACGCCGTTCACGTAGCGCGAGATGTAGACCTTGCCTCGGCCGAGGGTATAGTTTTGCTTTGCCATGTCGTGTTCCTTTCAGTGGCTCCTGCGTTCACTCTTCGTAAGGGTCTTCCAAGTTTTCCACCAAGTCCAGCGTGACAGTCAGCCAAAAATAGGCTTTCGCAGAAACCTCTTCAGGCGGTCGGACAACCCCAGCTCCGATATACATCTCCGTGACATTCCGGCCAAGGCCGAAGATTCCATCCTCGGGCTTGTCCCAGTCCATGCGCTTGCGCTCTTTTGCAAGGCACCGCTTCACGTCCGCCATAAGCAGGTGCGCCGGGTCCGTCGGGTTCTCCCGATCATCGTTGACCCAGCCTTGGATCATAAGCTCCCACGGCCCGGAGACGGTGGGCGACGCGGAAGGTGGCGGAAGCTGGTCGAGGGGGATGGGGACTTCGAGGATCGCCAGCGACGGGATCGGCGTCTCCGACCCGAAGACGATCCGGCCCCGGAACACGTTGCCGTTGAGGTCCGTCGCATACCCGTTCGCAATGCTGATCGTCTTCAGCACGTTGGTCATTCGCTTGTGGACTTCGAGGCGGATGGGGTTTGCAAGGGGCATATCAGATGTCCAACAGTCTAAGGAACTCGGCGGTCAAGTCATTGGCTACCTCGGGTGCCATATCGGAGGCAACCCCAGAACCGTCATTGGCCCGGAAAATCTGGGACACGGACGGGCCGTAGAGAAGGTATAGCCCATTCTCGACACGTTTGGCGAACGTCTTGTTCTGAAGGCTCTCCCCGGGGCGCAGGCGGATCGCGAGGCCGAGGTTGTATTTCGTGTCGGTGAACGAGTTCCCGCGCTTCAGGGGGATGACGAACGCCTTCTTCATGAGGCGTGCTTTGCCCGGGGAGACCTCGACGTAGACGCCCCGCTGGCCCTTCCTCGCGCCGCCGGGGATGAACTGTGCGAGAGACGTAGCGCGGCCCTGCGCGGTGATCCGAGCTTCGAGGCTGCGGCCCTGCGCCTGCTTGGAGACATAGAACCGCTTCTGCGAGGGGGAGACATACCGGGCCGGGAGATTGACCTGATCCCTGATCTTCCGGGCTGCCTCGGCGCGTGCATCCCGGGCGACCTTGTTGATCGCGCGGACGGCGGCCGTGTGGCGGCTCTTCGAGTCCAGACCTTCCAGCAGATCGACTTCCAGCCCGTCCAAGAAGACTGCGAACTGGCCTGCCATTCTACGATCCCTCGGGAGTGGTCTTCCCCGCCAATTCAGCTTCGGAAGCCGGTGTAACTTCGGCCGTGACCGTCTGGCCGTAGCGCAGGCGCGTGTTGTTCACCCAATAGCCTTCGGTCGCGGACAGGACCACCAGAGCGCCCCGGGGAGGGGAGGCCGTGGCCCCGACAAGGGGTTCAAGCTGTTCGCACCAGAACACGACGGTCTCTTCGTCGTCGTGGGTCTCGGCGTAGCTCAAATTCGTTCCGGCCAGATCGCCCACCAGTGCCGCCTTCTCATGGTGGCGGACGGTGATAGGTGCCGGGGGCTCGACTGCCGGATCAAGATACAACATGGCAGGACGCCCCATAAAGCTATGGAGCGCCGCACGTGCAGTAGCCTTGATCCGGCTGATCGACATGGATCAGACCATCGAATCCGAACGAGCGTCGGTCAGGGCCTTGACCAGATCGTCTTTCAGAGCGTCGGAAGCATACTCGACTTCCAGCTCGTCCAGCTCGGCCTTGATCTCGGGCACGGTCATGTCATCCGGGGCCTTGGGCTCGCCGGTCTGTGCCTGCTGCTTCGCCGCAGCGGTCGAGCTGGTCTTGGTGTTCTTCGCCGGGGCAGCCTTGGCCGCTTTCTTCGACGTGTCCTTGCGCGCCGCCTTCAGAGCGATCAGCTCTTCGGCTTCCTCGGCAGTCGCCGTGAACGAGGCACCGGCCAAGATGGTCTCGGTCTTCGGGGGCACGGCCTTCGAGGTTGCGGTGGCTTCCTTGCCGGGCTTCTCGGCCCGTTGGATGGTGGTGATTGCAATCATGTCCATGATGGGGACTCCGTTGGTCAGGTGAAAGGTGGAAACCCAGCCCCCGGGAGGGCTGGGTCAGTCTTCAGATCAGGCGACGACCCGCACGCGCGCCGTGCAGTTCGGGTTCGTCGGGATCATGAGCGGCGCGGACTGGCTCATGATGAAGCGGGCGCTGGGGTCTTCCTGATCCCACATCTTCGTGAAGATGTCCGCCACTTCGAGGTTGGCCGCGTTGTCGAGGATCGCGCCGAACGCCTTGACGCCATCCACCGCCGGGCTCACGAACAGCGCGTCGCGCGGGTCCATGATGTCGGTGTAGCTGCCGTCGTTGTTCTGGTGCTTCGAGCCGGGGCCTGCGTAGCGCCAGCAGCGAACACCGGAACCCAGCGTGCCGAGGTAGGTGAACGGGTTCATCGGATCAGTGCGGATAAGGCCACGCTGAATGTCCACACCAGTCGTGTTGGTGTAGCCCGAGTTCATCTTCTTCTCGATGTCTTCGGAAGCCATGAAGGGCACGGCAGCCGAGGAACCGAGAATGATGTCCGTCACCGAACCGCCGAACTCTGCGTTCGCCACGAGGTCGATGTAGCTCTGGCACGAGGTAAACACGTTCACCCCGGCTTCGCCCCAACGAGCACCAGCACCGAGGGTGATGGTGTGTCCTGCGTCGCGGCCGAAGTCCAGAACCACACGCTGCCCGGGGCCACCGGAGGGGCCTTGGTAGGTGATGGTGATCTGACCGTCGAGGATGACCTTGGCGGCCATGTAGTCCCAGAGACGGTGGATCGCGTCACGCTGGTAGTTCGTGATGCGGATCACTTCGGCGTTGTAGCGTGCCTGCGGAGACTGAAGCGCCTGACGGCGGGACAGTTCGCCCGGCTGAAGGGCCAGCATCTCGCTCGGGCGGATGGCGTCCTTCGGCTTGGTGTAGGCAGGCTTGAACGATTCGATCCGTTCGCCTTCCCGACGGTAGATCGGCTTACCGGGCTCGTTCGGCAGCATGAACGGCGCGATGGGGCGCGATGCGTTGATCTTCGAGAACGCGATCTGCTCCTGCGTGGAGAAGAACGAGTTCGGGAAGAACATTTCGAGCCACTGGCTCGTCTTGATCGTCTGGCGCGGGTCAAACATGACCCGGTAGAGATCAAGGGGGGTGTAAATATCGAGGGCCATGTCGGTCTCTCTTCCTTTCTGTCTATGACTTCCGGGTCTGGGATCAGACCGTCATGGTCGTGGGTTTGCGGATGATGATGTTCGTCGGGGTGGGAGCCCCACGGAACGCTGCGCGACGGAGGGCGTCAGTGCTGAAGCCCGCCTCCCAGACCAGAAGGTCAGGGTTGAAGACGCCGCCTCGGACGACTTCGACTTCGACCGCACCGGCTGCTTCGCCAGTCGTGTCGATGGCATACATCACGAAGCCGATGGCCTGCACGTCGTTCGCGGGGGTGACCGCATCCAGAACAGCAGGGATGATGTTGCCACCACCGTCGAAGCCCACGACTTCGCGAGCTGCGAGGTCCATGCCGGCGGCGACCGGAAGGGCCTCGGTGTAGAGGGCCGGGGTGTCGCCAGTGACCAGCGGATCGGGGCTGGCGTTGATGATGTCGGAAGACTGACCGGCGACGCCAGCCGTGAGGTCGCCGTTCTTCGGGTTAATCGTAGCCATGTTGGATTACCTCTTTGGCTTGGGGTTGCATGACGCCCCTATGGGGTCGCCGGGGGAAAGATCAGTTGGTCTTCGCCGGGGCGTAGCCCGCCGAGGCGAAGATCGAGTCCGGGATCGACATCTGGTCGTTCCCTTCGTCGCCGGTTTCTGCGCCGACGTTCGGGTTGCCCGTCTCCATCGCACGCTCGAAGCCCGACTTCTGCTGGCCCTTGGGAGCGTCGCCTTTGGGGGCCACGGCTTCTTCCGGCAGCTTCGCGAGCTGTTCGCTGGCCTTGTCGGCGGGGACGCCGAGATCGACCATCATCTGCGCTGCGGCCGGGCGCTTCTTCGCCTCGTCCGAGCCCATGATCGCAGTCACGCGCTCGCGCTCTGCGGTCATGCCGTCATTGGTGCCTTGGGACTTGCCCTCGGCCAACCCGGCCGCATGTCCTTCAGCCTTTGCGGCCGAGATCGCTGCGTCCATCTGTTCCTGCGTGAAGCTCATTTGTTCATCCTCTGCTTCGGCCACTTCTTGCGTGAAGATGACCATCTCTTCGTCAAGCGCCCCGATCCTATCCGCAAAACCCTGCGCCGTGGAGTCCTGCGCGTCGTAAGTCAAAGCCTCGGTGGCTCTGACATCTTTACCCTCGATCCCACGGTTCCGGGCAACCATTCCCGTGAACGAACCGTAGATTTTGTCGATTCTCCCCTGAATACGGTCTTTTACCGAATCAGGCAACTTCTCGTAGGCATTGCCGTCAACCTTATGTTTCCCGGCGTAGATCAGGGTCATCTTGATTCCCATGCGTTCCATCGCACCGGACACGTCGATATGCGCGGTGACGACGCCGACCGAGCCGGTGCCTCCCGAGCGCGTGACGACGACATCGGTTGCCGAGCTGGCGAGCGCATAGGCCGCAGAGTAGGCGTGATCCGCTGCGAACGCCCGGATCGGCTTTTCCTGCCGGGCCTCGTAAATCTTGTCGGCCAGCTCGAAGCAGCCCGCAACCTCGCCGCCGGGGCTGTCGCAGATCAGGGCAATGGCTTTCACCTGCGGGTCGGCAACGCCCCGGGCCAGCGCCATCTCGATATACTTGTAGCCGGTCGCCCAGCGGCCGAACTGGTAGCTGAAGCGATTCAGGAGCGTGCCTTGCACCGGAATCTGAAGCACGCCGTTGTGGACGACGTAGGGGCGGTAGGGGTGTTCGTCCCGGCCCCAGAACTCGTCTGCCTGCATGGACGCGGCCGACATACCCTCGTTGAGCAGCTTGGCCGCGTCCGGGTCCGTCGAGAGATACTGGATCGTCGAGGCGATGACATCGACCTTGGCAGGCTCGATCAGCAGTGGCTCCCCGGAGAAGGCTTGCGCCAGCGGGTGAAGGTTATTCGTCGGCATCTTGGCCCTCCGTTCCGTCGTCTTCCTGCTCTCGCGGAGTCCCGGAGGCGGCGTTGACGCTGTTGTCTTCCTGAAGCTCGATGTTGCGCAGCTCCCGCTCCTTCTTCTCGCGTTCGAGCTGGGCGTAAGTCTTGCGCCAGTCTTTGCCGAGCCGTGCAAGTTCGTCCTCGTGCGTGGAGAGACCATACTTGATCCGCAACACGGCCGCTTGTGTTTCTTTCAGCTCGTCGATCTGGCCGCGCGCCGCGCCGATCCAGTCCGCTTCCGCCAGCGCGTCGAACATGAGGTTCTGGTAGCCGTTGGTGTAGAGCTTGTCAGCCTCGGACGCAGGGAAAGTCGTGAGCATGTCCTTGTTGATCGCCTCTTCCAGCCAGAGCCGGTAGATCGAGTTCGCCATCGCGTCCGCGATGATCCGCTTCCGGGACTGCATGAACTTCCACGTGTTCGACATCGCCGCCCGGGCGGACGAGTAGTTCGTCTTGGTGTAGTCCTTGGATAGTTCCTCGTAGGACACGCCGAGCGAGACCGCGACGTAGCGCAGCAGCGATTGCTCGAAGTCCTGACCGACGCCCTGCGGAGCCCCGGCGTTCTGGAAGTTGAGCTTGGTGCCCGGGAACAGGTGCGGGATTTTCACCCCGTCGATCAGCATGTTCTTCGAGGCCCCGACATACTCGTTGACGGCTTCGAGGAAGTGCGAGGCGTAGTCCACCGCACCGGAGCCAAACGACCCCTGCCCGCCGCCGCCAGCCCCGAGCTGTTCGTAGACCGCCTGCGCGGGCAGCTCCGATTCGATGGTGGCTGCGTAGGTCGCCGCGAGGACGGCCTTCTGAAGCGTCACGTCCCGGAACTTGCGGGTTATCGCAATCTCCCGGAGACCGGCAGCCATGTCGGCCACGGCCCGGGTCTGGTCCACGCGCTTCTGCTCCCGGAAGTAGAGAACCTGCGCACGGCCCCAAGGCTTGCGCCACGGCACTTCCTTCCACCACTGCTCCATGCTTCCGGCCGAGCCGTAGGGGAAGTGGTAGTCGGCTGGGTGCCGGGTGCGGATGAACGCGGAGATCGGAGCACCGTAGGGGTCTTTCTTGATCCCGCCACGGATGCGCGAATCGAACTGCATGGTGGTCGGCGTCGAGAGTCGGTCAGGGTCGATCATCTGGATCGCCGTGTTGAACTCCCGGGCCTGCTGCTTCGGCCACTCGACCGTCGCCAGAACCTCGCCACCGAAGACGGTCACGCCCACGGCCAACCGGATCAAGCCGGTGAAGTCATTCTGCCGGGAAGCGTCCACCCAATTCTGCGGGCTCTCGGCCCAGAGGGTGAACTTCTGCTCGACCTCTTCCTGAAAAGCCTCGGCCCACTCTTCATCCTTGCCCAGCACGGCCCACGAGGGCTTCGAGTTGAGCATGTAGAAGGCCCCGACGATGGAGTCCTTGTGGAGCTGCGCCCCACCTTGGACGTAGCCGTCATTCCGGCCGAGGTCGCGCGCTCGTGCGTCCAGCGTGTCCTTGTCCGGGAGCATGTCGAGGTCTGCCGACTGAAGCGCGGGCCGCCATCCTGCGATCTGCTTGTCCATGCGGGCTGCGCCGTCATAACCGCCACGCCCCAGCGCGGCAGAAACCGGCAGGGGCGATCCGACTAGGCTGTCAATTTCCCGCAGCTCGTGCGTGGTCAAGTCTTCCATGTCAGAGCATCCATGCGTTCAACGGCCCGGTGATCCCCGTCGGCTTGCCGAGAAGGGACTTCAGTTCCGTGATGTATGCCTGAAGACGACCTGCATTGGCAACCGCGAACTCCACACGCTCGCCGTTCTGGTCAACGAAGACCCGGGCTTGCTTGCCGAGGCGCAGGTCGTGATATGCTGTCTCTGCGTCCGCGAGGCGCGTTTCGTAGAGGGTCCGCTGTTCGGTAGTAAGGTTCATGCGAGGCTCCCTGCAAGGTCTTTGAACGAGCGCCGGGTCTTCTGTTCCGCGTCAAAGGGCTTATCGTTCACAACCGGGTCAAATACCAGATCGTTCTCGTCCCATTCAGCAGCCCAGAGCGGAGGTTCCCCTACGAGGTCGAGCCGTTCAAGGTTGATCGTCGGTGTCAGAGTAGCCGCCATGCAGTAAGCGAGCAAGTCCCAGCTTTCGTTGCGGTATCTCTTGGGGTTGAGCCAGCCCTTGTTCGGGTCTTTGACCTCGACCGTCAGCTCGGTATAGAAGTTGTCGCCCAGCCAATTCGGGAACACGAACCGGCCGCCGGGCTCCGTGCGATCTAGCCGGTGATCGACCATATCCTTGACCAAGTTCGTGTTGATGAAGAGCACCGGGATTTCCCCGCGTGCGCCTGCATGTCGGTCTTTTCTTTGGGAATCAGGGAAGTCGATCTTCACCCGGGGGGCGTTCTTGGTCGAGGCACCCTTCAGCAGAGTGAACCGCCCAGCCATGCCGTGCTGCCACTCATACTCGCCTTGGTCCTCGGTCGGGAGGGGCTTGCCGTCTTCGCCCACGGGGTCGCCGTGCCGGAGCCAGCGCACGAAGTCATAGGCGTTCGCCGTGACGCCCTCTTTACCGCCAGAGTCGCAGACGGTGAAGCGAATCGCCATCCTGCGCCCCGAGCCGTCGCCCAGCTCGTAGCTCTTCTGGATCACCTGCTCGGCCACCAGCTTCCAGTCCTCGGGATAGGCCCCGGGATTCACCCAAAGCACCTGATCCTCGCGCTCCGGGTCCGGGCGCTTGGAGTGCCGAATCTCGAAGCGGTCGATCACGTAGATGTCGCCGTTGGCCGCGATCCCGTGAACCTGCACGACGAAGCGGTTCTTCTGCACGTCGATTGAGGCGACCAAGAACCGGACGCCGACCGGAACAACCCGGTCGCCCAGATCGCGAGCCCGGGCCTTGATCGCTTCCGGCACCCGGTCGTTCGCAAGGCTCTTGGGGGTGTAGGCTTCCCCCTGATCCGTGTTGACCGTCGCCTTCAGGGCTTCCTCTGACCCGGTGCTCTCGTATTCCGCCTCGGCCGTCAGGTGGCGATGCACGAGCGTCTTCCAGTCAGAGAACGCGGCCGCGACCCCCTTCAGCCAGAACGAGGCCGTGGACGAGCGCGATGCCGTCCCGACGATCAGACCCTCGGGCGTCCAGAGCTGGCCGTCCTTGATCCACTTGCCGGAGCGGTTCATCTCGTGCTTGCCGGGGCCGTGGCCGGGGTCGTGGTGGTAGCGGTGGTTGCAGTGAGGGCAGACCAGAGTGACGCCCTCGGCCGCTTCCATGATGTCCTCGGAGTCGGGCCAGTCCAGCAGCTCGAAGGAGGGCTCGAAGGCGTTGTGGCACTCGACGCAGCGCCAATACCAGCGCCGCCGGTCGCCACGATTATAGAGGGCGAGGATGCCGCGCGTCGGCGGGGCCTCATGCCGGGTCTTGCGCACCCACTTCGGGTTCTCCACCGCGTAGCCGGGCGAGGACTCGGCCGCGCACATGGCGTAGCGCCTGAAGGTCGTCGCGCGCTTCCGGGCAAGGTCGAAGGCGTTGCCCTCGCCGTCCACGTCTTCGGGCATCCGGTCATAGTCCGTCAGCCAGAGGCGCGGGATGGGCTTGCCCGAGAGTTCGTTGATCGTGGGCCACGAGAGCGTCAGGAGCATCCCGGAGCGGTAGTGCTTGTCGAAGGTGTTGTCGGCCGCCTTGCCGGGCACCAGCTTCTCCCCGATGGCGCGGCTATGGCGGTGCAGACGGTCGATCCGGCGCATCGAGAAGTCGCGGGCCGTCACGTTCGAGGTCTGGATCACCATCATGTCGGCCGGGTCGCTGACCGCGCTGTATCCGATCCAGTTGAGCGCCATGTCCGTCTTCCCGCACTGCGCGGGACCGGCGAATACCATGCTGTCATAGAGCAACGATTGCAGCTCGTTCATCGGCTCGACGAGGTAGGGCGTCGTGTCGTTTTCCCACGGGCCGACGTAGGCCCCGGGGTTGTTGATCTGGCGGTATTTCTCGGCCGCCTGCGAAACCGTCAGGCGTTCGGGTGGACGCGCGGCCGCAGCGGAATCCACGATCAGGGATTCCAGCGTATTCATCCCGGCGGGTTTCCCCTTCAGCTCTCGGCGGCCAGCGATCTTCATATCAGTTGCTCGATCTCGTCATCTTCACTTTCAACCCGGGCGATGGTCTCCCCGACCGTCCCGCTCTCACCCACCAGCTCGTCCATCTCTTCGAGCTGCGGCCCGGTGGCGTTCTCGTTCATCTGCTGTATCAGGGCGTCATAGAGTTCCGCCTGAAGCCCGTCCACCAGACTGACGATGATCTCGCGCTGCTCGTCGGAGACCTCGACCTGCCTTTCGAGTGTGTCGATCCAGAGCTGCATGGTGAACTTGATCGTCTGGAAGGTGGAGCCGAGCACGGTCCTGATCTTCTCCGTCCGCCAGAGCTGACCAGCGTTCTCTTCCCACTTCTGCCGCTTCAACAGCGCGTCCCAGATCGTTTGTTGGAGAGCCGGGGGCAGATCGCCCCGCCGCACCGCCCGCATATACTCGGCCGTCGAGAACGCGGGCGTCACGAGGAACGCGGCCGCCGTCGGGAGGTCGTAGAGCACGGTCGTCATCTTGTCGCCCCGGCGGCGCTGGGTCTTGACCGGGCAATTTCCCAGCTTCCGCTTTACCGCCGCCTGCTCCATCCGAAAGACGTGGGCGAGCCACGCCACCGAGACGCCCCGGTTGAGGGGGTCCGCGTAGAGGCCGCCAGTCGCGGGCATCTGCCTCTTGGTCTCGGTCAGGCGGGAAAGCCTTGTGTCCACGTCGTCGTTCATGCCGCCATCCTATTCAATCTCACGCGCACGTGGTCGCTGATTCCGTCTTGTGTCTGCCCGCGAGCGATCAGCGCCGGGAGCATGGTTTCGTCCACGGTCCCCTTCGCCATGATCCGGTGGAGGAAGACCTTCTCTCGCTCTTGCCCCGAGCGGTGCAGGCGCTTCACGAACTGCCGGTAGAGTTCAAGGCTCCACGTCAGGCCATACCAGACCGCGATGTTCGAGCCGAACTGGAAGTTCAAACCATGACCGGCGCTCGCAGGGTGCGTCAAGAGCATCCTGATCTTGCCTGCGTTCCAGTCGCGCATGTCGTTGGGGCTGTCACCGAAGACCCGGCAGTAGGGGAACTTCTTCAGGATTGCCGCCTTGTCGAACTGGAAGGAGTAGGCGACGAGGACAGGCTGACCCATAGCCTCTTCCATGATCGACTCCAAGACCTTCAGCTTTTCGTCGTGGACGAAGACCGATTCCCGGGGGAGCTTTCGATCCGTCTCTTCGTCGAACTTGTCCCCGAGGTAGAGCGATCCGTTCGCGAGCTGAAGCAGCTTGCCGGTCAGGACGCCGTTGTTCACTGCGCGGATGACCTCGGGATCGCCAGCCCGGTTCCGCACGTCGATTGCCATCTCTTCTTCCAGCTCGTGATAGAGCTTCATGGCCTTCTTCGGGAGCTGGACGTAGTGGTCCCTCGGCGTCAGCGGGGGGAGCTTCAGGTAGTCCTCTTCCCGGAGGCTGAAGAACACGTCCTTGATCGCCCCCATGATCTCCTTCTCGGAGTGATCGAAGGGCTCCATGCGCCGGGTCCACGGGTTCTCCCGGAACCACCGCTGCTTGAACTTGGTCATGGACGTGCCGAGGCGCTGCCCCTTGTCCAGCGCGTAGATCGGCCCCCAGAGGTCGATCAGGCCGTTCGGGCTTGGCGTCCCCGATAGCTCGACGAATCGCTTGGTCTTGTGCCGGGCGCGCTGGATCACGCCCAGCTCGGTCAGGCGCTTCGGAGGCATCGTGCCGTCCGCCCGGGGCTTCGGCTTCGACCGCTTGCGGCCGCTCTTCAGGCGCGAGGCTTCGTCATAGACAATCATGTCGAACTGCCACCGCCGGATGCCGAGCGTCTGGTAGAGCCAGAGCAGGTTTTCCCGGTTCACGATGGTCACTTCGGCCGGGCCATACTTCAGCGCGGCCATGCGCTCTGCCTGATTCCCGGTGACGATCCGGTAGCGCAGGTGGCGGCTGAAGTCCCACTTCGCGATCTCTTCCGGCCATGTCTCTTCTGCGACCCGGAGGGGGGCGATGATAAGGGCTGTCTTGACCTCGCCGGTCTCCATGAGATCGACCATCGCCTTCAGCGTCGCGCCAGTCTTGCCCAAGCCCATCTCGGCCCCGAGCAGCAGCGCGTCGAGGTCGATGATCTTGTCCTTCATCCAGTCTTGGTATTCGCGGAAGTTCTCGTGCTTCAGGGTCCGCAACGGCGGCCCGTGGATCAGCTCGATAGCTTCGATGTCGGTCAGGTGCTTCGGGAGGACGACCTTCAAACCAAGTCCCTCCATGTCTCGACCACCGGCCCGCCGTTAGAGCCCGGCAGGAGCCAAAGGATGCGCAGCGCGTCTTGCACGTTGTCGCACACATGGACCTCTATTCCCGCCTGCCGCATCTCCTTGTGCTCTTCCTTCTGGGATCGCCGGGGTTCCTCCCCGGGCGCTTTGAACTCGATGTAGACCTGCCCGCGATCCTTGCGAGCGAACAGCCGGTCAGGCGCACCGATGCGCCCAACCCACTGCACCTTGCGGACGAAGTATCCCGCCCGCTCGGCTCTCTTAACAACGGGATTCTCAACCGCTGATTCAAGCACGCCCTTCCTCGTCGATCTTCACCATCTCCATCGCCACCTTATAGGTGACGACGCGAAGGGGGAAGTCGAAACGAGCACGAAAGAGGTCAGGGTCTTCGGTGCAGAGGACCAAGACCCCCGGGCCGAGCTTTTCGGGCTTCACCATGCCCATGTCCGAGACGCCGGTATCGACGATCTTGTGGCAGCCGTAAGCCTTGGCGATGGCGTCCGCGTTCGTGGTCTTTCCGCAGCCTTGGGGGCCGTAGACGACGGTGCAGGTTTTGTTGGTCATGGCGTCAATCCTTCATGAAGACTTTGGTGGTGAAACCGTTGGAGCCGAGGGGCAGACCGGCGGCCCACCACGGCGATTCTTCCATGCACTCGATCAGCGTTTCGAGGTCTTTGTCCTTGCGGCTCTCGGGCGTGAGGCCGACGATCTGGTCATGCACGTGCAGGCGCACGTTGATGCCGCGCTTCTTCGCCAGTTTGATCCCGTGGACCAGCAGATCACGCGAAGTCGCTTGGTCGGCGTTCTCCGTCACCTTGCCCGGCGTCGTGTGCTGGCGGACCCACTGCTTCCGGTCGTTGAGCCCTTCGTAGGTGATCTGCATCCGCTTCTCGCCCCACGGCGTATCGGTCATCTCGATCCGGGGGCGCAGGTAGTAGAGCGGCCGTCGGGAGGGCAAGATCATCTTCAGGAACGGGCCGTCCATCTCGAACCGGACCTCGGGGCCGCCAGCGACGCCGTGGGCGGTCGGCTTGCCGGTCTTGATGCAGCGACGCATGGCGCGTTCGAGGTCATACCAGTAGGAGACGACCTCCTTGAACTCGTTGCGGAAGGTATCGACCGAGTGCTTGGAATCCTCGGGCGTGAAGTTCTTGACGCCCATGCCCCACGCATAGCCGAGCAACCCGGTCGCTTCGATCTCGCCGGTCTTCCGGTTCACCCGCTTCTCGCCAGCGCCCATGCCGTAGCCGCAGCCCAGCGTGCCCGGCTTCGCGATGGTGCGCTTGGCCGAGTTCTTCTCGACCTTATACTCGTGCCAGAGTTCGTCGTAGGGGCGGCCGTAGAGGTAGCAGGCGAACGCGATGTAGGCGTCCTGACCATTGCGGAAAACGTCGAGGATTTTGTCGCACCCGGCCAGCCAGCCCAGCACCCGGTTCTCGATGGCCGAGAGGTCGGCGTCGATGAAGATCATGCCGTCGGGAGCCTGCGCAGCAGGGCGGATCGCAGATGCCAGCGCGTCGAACACGTTGCCGTGGACGAGCTTCAGGGACTCGTAGTCCAGCTCTTCGATGTTGCGGGCCAAGAGCGGCTGCATGGGCTCGAAACGCTTCTCCGGCCGGGGGAGGTTCTGGGGCTGGAAGATGCGGCCCGCCCAGCGTCCCGTCCGAGCCGCCCCGTTCATCTGAAGGGTGCCGCGCAGGTTGCCGTCATCGTCGGTCGCCCGGGCGAGGGCGTAGTATTTCTTGATCGAGGTCCGGGAGGTTTCGAGCCGGAGGGTCAAGACCTCCTTCAGCGTCTCGTTGTTCCGATATTCGATCCACTGGTCATCGGTCCAGTGATCGGGCTGTTCCTCGAAGTAGGAGTCCGCGACCTTCACGTGGGCCTTCTGAAGATCGTCGAACATATAGCCCTGATCTTGGAGCCACGGGAGAAGCTGGGGCTGGGAGTTCGGGTTCGCCAGCCCGGTCAGCTCGCGCATCCGCTCGAAGCTCTCTTCCAGAGCTTGCTCGTAGATGCGGATCGCGTTGCGGACCATGCGAATGTTGATCGGCAGCCCGGCTTGGTTGATCTCCTGATCGAGATGCCAGAGTTCCCATTCCTCGGGGCTCATGAGGTAGTTCGAGAGCTTGATAAGCACCCCGCGTTCGGAAACCACGTCCGTCCGGTTATACTGCTTGTAGCCTTCCCACTCTTCCGGGTCTTCGTGCCAGAAGAGCCGGGTGTTGGGATTCTTCTTGGTCGGCTTCCGGGGGAACGAGAACTTCCGCATGAGGGCCTTGCCCCTGCGGTCCTTCTGCATCTCCATCGGCAGCCCGACGACCTCGCCTGCCTTTTCCAGCTTGCCCGGGAGCGAGCAGTGCAGGGCTTGGACCATCGTGTCCCGCCACTGCGGGATCGAGACCTCGGCCACGAGGTTGTCCGTGATCGCCATCTCGAAGGGCGCGTTCCATGCCCACTTCTCGACCTCCGGGTCCACCAGCGCCTCGGCCAGCTCGCGCGGTATCGGCTCCCCCTCCGCAGGCACCCACTGGCTTACCGGCCCACGGTTGAAGGCATAGGCGGCCATGAGGACTTCGGTAGACGGATGCTGCGCGTAGCGGCTCGTCCCGACATCGGGAAGAGAGACCTCGGAAAAGGTCTCAAAGTCGAGGTTCAAGCGGTCAGGCATGATTAGACCAACCCCTCGAACCCCAGACCAAGCTGGCGGTCAAGTTCGGCAGCTTCCACAAAGGATCGGATGAAAGTTTCCGCAACAGGCGCGACGATGGCATTGCCGTAGGCGCGCAGTCGTCCCACGCGGTTGTCAGCCCCATAAGCCAGCGGGAATGCGCCGGGTTCAACCGGTCTCCACTTCCCATCTGTGCCGAAGAGCCAGTCAGCATCTCGCCAGAATCCGTTAGTCGGGCGGGGGTTTCTTTCACCCAACCCACCATATGCACCGCGTGAGTGCGCCGATCCGTTCTCTCTGTCATGACCACGCTTGGCGCAGCCCCGTCTTTCCAGTCTCGGGCGTTCGGGGTCGGCCGACCGCACGCCCTCGCGTCCCAAGCCAAGCAAGCGCCGCCCCCGTTCGGGTTCTGCCTGTTCCCTGCACCGCGAGGATTCGTATCGTGAACTTGCGGGGTGGTCCAACCCTTCAAGGCTAAATCCAGTATGGTAGGCCCCGAAAAAGAGCCGTTGGCGGATGTGCGGTGCGCCACACCCCGCAGCGCACAAATCCGCTGCCCCGAAGGAGTAATCCGTTCCTTCCAAGTCAGACGATACAAGGTCGAGCCAACCGAGTCCGTCCTTGCTCGCAACCTGCTCTCCAAAAAGGATTTCAGGGCGGCACTCTTGAACAAGGTGAAACCACGCCGGCCATAGGTGCCGCTCATCAGAAGTCCCTGTTCTTTTGCCTGCCGAGCTGAAAGGCTGGCACGGGCACGATCCCGTCCAGACTCGTTTGTTGTCGGGCCAACCAAACCGCCTGAGTGCATAGTTCCAAACTCCCACGCCAGCAAAAAAGTGGCATTGCTCGAACCCAGACAGGTCGTCTGGCGAGACATCTTCTATTGATCGCTCGTCTACCTCACCGGGCGCGATCTCGCCCGCGTCCATAAGGTTTCGAAGCCACTGCGCTGCGTAAGGGTCGATCTCGTTGTAGTAGGCAGCCATTAGAGCTTCACCACGCGACCGTCCAAGAACGTGCTCGTGCGGCCCACGAGGACAAGGCCCAAGGGGCTACCCTCGACGAGCGCGTTCAAGTCTACGTCGGAATCCACGAGAATCAGCCTGCTAGCGAAACCACTGAGTTCAGAAGGATTTTTGGCCGATACGACGCGGAAGGGCAGGTCCGTGAGATTCCTTCGGAGGTTGTGGGGTTTCCGGTCAGAACTTACGACAATGGTGGTGATCTCGGTCATGGGTTTCTTTCTGGTCGCGGGAAGGGAGGCGGGGTTGGCCGGGCACCGAAGCGCCCGGCCGCGACCCCCTGCGGGTCAGACGAGGCCGTCGTCCTCGTCACCGTCATCGGCGTCCCCGCCGAAGTCGTCGTCGCCCATGTCGCCTTCTTCGCCAACCATGTCGTCGTCGAAGTCGTCGTTCGGGTCACTCGGAGCCGCGCCGAACGCCTCGCCCTCGGCGTAGAACTGAAGAGCCTTGAGCTGGGCGTTCACCCGCTTGCCGTGCTCATTGTCCTGTGCCCAGACCACGATGGTCGCGTTCACGTAGCAGCCCGAGTAGGGCGCACCGTGGCCGCCGGGCTCGGCCGGAATCCAGCCGTCCTTGCCCTTGCGGTTCGTGACCACGGCGGGCTTGTCCTGAAGCTGGGCGTTGGCCGAGACATACCGCTGGTTCTCGTAGCCGTCCCAATCTTCGAGATCGCCGTCGCGGACGAAGACCTTCTCGGGCTTCAGCTTGGGCCACTTGTCGGGATTCTCGCCCCACTTCTTCGCCTTCGCGGCTGCCGAGGCTGCCTTCAGCGCGTCCATAATGGGCATGACCTTGCCCATGTGTTTCGCCTTGGCGGTCCCGTTCTTGATGTCGTCCTTGTCGATCAGGAAGTTACCCTTCCACGTCTCGCGGATCGACCCGTCGTCTTGCTTCTGCCGATTCGGCTCGAAGACGCTCAGGAACGACGCGCGGACGTTCATGAGGATCACCTTCGTCGGATCGGCTGCTTTTTTGTCGGCCATGACTTTTCTCCTAGACCAGTGGTTCATCATCATCGACAAGCCCGTCAAAATCCGACGTGATGTCGGGCAGGGGGTCGCGCTTGTCATCTTCGGGGACGAGGATCGGCTTGGCCTCCCCAATGTCCACCATACGGGAGTAGCGGGTCCGGTAAGCCCGCTTCCCGATCTTGTCCTCGACCGCTGCGGGCGAGAGGATTTTCTTCGCGTAGGCTTTGTGTGCGAAGTCGTGTTCGAGCATCACTTCAGCCTTGAACTCGTCCTTCCACTTCCGGGGCGGGTTGCGCCCGGAAACCAGCTTCATGCCCGGCACGGGGCGGCGCGAGTTCGCGTCGATCATCGCCTCTTCGTGCAGGTCGTCCAGAAACTTATCGATCAGCTTGCGGTTCAAGAGCACGGCGGATCGCTGCTCCGGCGTCAAGCTGCGCTTCTCCGGCAAGGTCAGGGGCTCGCCGGTCTCGGCCGATTCGTCGAGGTCGTCGAAGTCCGCGCCGAAGGCTTCCAGCACGAAGGCCGCCCGGGCGGTGCAGCGGTTGAACTTCGCCGCGACGCAGAACTGGCACTGCTTCGGGCCGGGGTTGAACGGGGCTTCCGGGTCTTCCGTCAGCTTCGCATCCCGGCGAATCCTCTGGCCCTCGGCCAGCAGCTCGCCCATCGTCGTCGTCCACGTTCCGCCGCCGCCGGGAGCCCGGGGCTGCTCGATCATGATGACCACTTCGATGTCGTCTTCCCACGGGGCACCGGCCGCATCCGCTTGCTCGGCCTCTTCCCGGCCTATTCGTTCCGCCAGCGCCTCGAAGAACATGCGCCGGGCGAACGTGGACCACGTGCCGAGCGCGTAGAGCATCGCCTGATCGTTCCGCTCGGGAGCAACCGGGACGCCCTGTCCGTATTTCCAGTCGAACACGACCAGCCGCCAGTTGAGGGGGTCGATGATCGCGGCGTCGGTCGTGCCGAACTCGTTCTCCCCCACCCACTCTTCGAGGCTGACCCGCTCTTCGACGATCAGCTTGGCCCCGGGGACATCGGCCATCGCCCACACGAGATCGAGCCCGTTGAGCATGTTGTCGGCCATCTCCTGATCGAAGACCAGCTCGCCCCAACCCTCGACCTCCATCCGGTCGCCCACGAAGCCCTGCGGGTCCAACCCGAGTTCAAGGCAGTCGGCCGCGAAGTCGTGGAAGACCGTGCCGTAGGCGGCCTCGATCCCCGCCGTGTTGGGCAGGCCCCGGGACAGACGGACGGAGCCCGGACACTTCCGCCAGCGATGCGCCGTGGACGGCCCTCGCTCGGAGTGCAGCAGTTCTTCCGTCTCGTGATCCAGCATGGAGTCCTCGGTCAAAGGGAGATAGCTATAGAACGACGTTCTTGTTTAGTTCGCAACCCCCAAAGATGGGTCGGGGGTCTCTGGGAGTTGCGCCAGACAGCCGGGGTCGAGACCGACCACCTATTCGGTCAGACCATCGCGTCGTCTTCGTCGCCCTCGTCGGCTCCATCGCCAGCGAAAGGGTCGTCGCCAGCCTCGAACGTGTCGAGGAAGCCAAGGGCTTCATCGAAGTTCTCGGCGTCGATGGCCGTGAAACGCTCGGCGTCGTAGTGGTCGAGGATCGCCTTCACGTGGCCCTTGCGCTCTTCGCGCTCGGCCTTGGAGCCGGTCTTCAGGTAGGTCGTGACGCGCTCGGTCACGTCCTCAACGGTCGTTGCGCCTTTCTTCGTCGTGGTCTTGGAAGAGGCGGCGGGCTTCGACGCGGGCTTGTCAGCCGCCTTGGTCGATGCTGCGGGCTTCGACGCGGGCTTCGATCCGGCCGAATCCTTCATGAGCGAGTGCATCGCGTCGGTGTTGGCTTCGAGGGCTTCAGCCACACGGGTCAGGAGAGCTTCGATGGACATGGTGTTCCTTTCGGGTTTGAACAGTTGCCCTTGGTGGGCGATGACAGATATGGATGACGGTCAAGGGATTGTCAACCGCACGGTGCGTATGTATATCAGTCCAGACGAAGCGCAAGAGGAAAGCCAATGCCCACCTATAATTCCCCGGAAGATGCGGCAAGCGGTCTGCACCGCCTGCTTCTTCGGGCGGTCCCAGAGAACGAGCATGGGAACAAGACGATTCTCCATCTCGCAGAACTCATGGGGATCAACCGATGGTCGATCAACAAGTGGGTCCGCAAGGACCGAATCAGCCCGGAGAGGGTCATGCAGATCATCGAGATCAGCAGGATCACCGGATACGACGATAAGGGCAAGCCGATCAAAGGCGAGCCCCGGGTTTCCCGCGACGACTTCGACCCGTTCGTTTACAACTTCTAGGCCGGTCGCTTAGACTGGTCTGCGCTGCTGAGTCTTCATGGGACGGACTCGGCTCTCTCTCCTAAATACGGGTCGGGCATGTCCAAGAAAAATGAAAACTTCGTCGTTCGCTTCTCCACCGGGACAGGCCGTAGCTTTGGCAAAGCCAAAAACGCATCCAAGTCCCTGAAAACATTCCGCAATATGTTCCGCAAGCCGGTCGTGACCAACGAGCGGATGAAGGACTTCCTGAAGCTCCCGGACAAGGACCAAGCCCACCTGAAGTCGGCCGCTGGCTGGTTCTACCGCACCCAGATCGAGGGCCAGAGACGGAACCGGGGCTCCGGCTTGCCGTCCGACATGGTGACGCTCGATCTCGACTACGCGACCCCCGAATACCTGCGCTCGCTGCTGGACGGCGAAGTCGCGACCGAATGGGAATGGTTTCTCCACACGTCGCGCCGCCACACCGCCGAGAAGCCCCGCGTCCGCCTCTTCATTTTCCTGTCCGAGCCGGTCCCGAACGACCTCTATGGCCCGGTCAGCCGAATCGTCGCCCAGCACTTCGACCCTGACATGATCCACGTGGACAAGGTGTCGTTCCGCCCGGCGCAGATGATGTTCATGCCGACGATCTCGAAGGACGGCGAGTTTATCTTCCATGAGAACAACGGCGATCTGCTCGACTGGTCCGAGATGCTGGACATCTACGAGCAGACCAAGGGCGACTGGCGCGACATCACCCAGCTCCCGCAGGTCGAGGGCGAGAACGCCCGGGAGGTCGCGGAGAAGGCCGAAGACCCGACCGAGAAGAAAGGAATCGTGGGTGATTTCTGCCGGGCCTACAACGTCATGGAGGCCATCGAAGCCTTCGATCTCCCTTATCAGGAGGTTGACGATTATTCCGGCAAGCCGCGCTACACCTACCTCGGCGGCACGACCACGAACGGGGCCGAGGTCCAAGACGACGGCCTGTTCCTGTATTCGCACCACGGCTCCGACCCGGTGTCGGATATGCTCGTCAACGCCTTCGATCTGGTCCGCATCCACAAGTTCGGGGACAAGGACGAGAAGTTCGACCCGGACGGCAAGGCGATGCACCAGCGGCCGAGCTTCAAGGCGATGGTCGAATCACTCGAACACGACGAGAAATACAAGGCCCAGCAGGTCGCCTCCCGCTATGACATCGACGCGATCAACGAAGACTTCGACGACGCGATGGCCGAGCTGGGCGACGAGATCGAAGACCCGGAGATCGACGATCTGGTTGGGGTTCCACCGAAGCGCGAGACGGTCGAGGCCCACCGGGACGACGCAGCCGATCTCGGCCCGACCACCCAGAAGCGCGTCAAGAAAGAGCCCCCGCCGAAAGACTGGATTCAGGGGTTGCAGCTCACGCAGGATGGCGTCATCGTGGCAAACAGCCCGAACGTGGCGCAGATCATCCAGAACGATAAGCGGACTCGCGAGTCTGTCGAGTTCAACGAGTTCACGGAGCGAGTCGTCTCGCGCCATGCCCTCCGCACACGGATGCCCTTCGTCTGCGACTTCAGGATCACCGACCCGGTGAACGGCGATGTCTGGGAAGACATTCACACCACGGCCGTCAGGGCGATGATCGAGAGCGAGAACGGGCCGGGCAAGACCGGCTACGGGTTCAAGGTTTCCGACCGCGACATGGACGCAGGGATCGAGCTGGCCGCCAGACAGGCGCGCTTCCACCCGGTTCGAGAGTATCTGGAATCACTCTCTTTCGCGCCGCCGTCGATAGCGGAAAGCCTGTTCGTCCGTTACATGGGCTGCCCCGACACGCCCTATCACCGGGAAGCCGCACGACTGTTCCTCGTGGGTGCCGTCGCCCGGGTTTACGAGCCCGGCCACAAGTTCGACTTCGTTCCCATCCTCTTCGGTGCGCAGGGTAAGCGAAAGTCCACCTTCTGCCGAATCCTCGCGTGCGACTGGCACGGCGAACTGAAGGCCACCTTCTCCGACGAGAACAAGCTGGTCGAGCAGATGACCGGCGGCTGGATATTGGAGATGCCCGAGCTTGGGTCGATCACCCGGTCGCAGGTCGAAGATGCCAAGGCTTTCGTCTCGGCCACGTCGTCTCACGTCCGTCTGGCATGGGCTCGCCGGTCGAAGGTCTACAAGCGGCAGTGCGTGTTCATCGGTTCCACCAACGACGAAGAGTTCCTGATCGACAACACGGGAAACCGGCGCTGGTGGCCGATCAAGGTCTCGGCCGAGATGATCGACACGGACCTCCTGCTGCGGGAGCGCGATACGATCTGGGGCGCGGCCGTGGCGATCTACAAGGAGATGCGCGAAGCCAAGCCGCACGGCGATCTCGATCTGACCTTCCGCGACCCGGAGGCGCTGGAAGAGGCGATGGCCCTTCAGGAGCAGACCCGGATCAGCTCGGAGATGGATCACTACGCCGAGATCATCGAACCGTGGCTCGACCGCAAGATCACGGCCGACGACGAAGGCTTCGAGGAACTGCACCACCGTCGGCACGTCACGATCTCCGAAGTCTGGACGGGCGCGCTGGAACAGAACAACCGCGCGTCCCCCACCGATCTCCGGGTTGTCGGGAAAGCCTTGCGGAAGTGCGGCTGGGCTCCGCACCCCTCGGTAAAGAAGATCAACGGGGCTTCGGTAAAGGTCTTCGTCCCGACCGACATGGTGAAGCAGAAGTGGAAAGAAGAGGAAGAAGCCGAGACGGGAACGGACCTGATCTGATTTTACCGGCTTTACCGTCGTTACCGGCCCGGGGTTCGCCTCGGGCCTTTTCTTTTACCGGCGTTACCGACTTTACCGCCGTTCCCGAGTTCTACCGTTTTTCTACCGAACGACGGTAGAGCTTCGGTAGACGGTTTTTCCCCATATATTACAGGCGTTTACGACCCGGGTGGGGCTACCTTTCTACCGTTCTACCACGGAATCCCATATAGCTGTCTCCCCGCTGCGGCTAGACTCTGTTTTGAATCTCATTCTGTTTTCTCTGTCTCTCGTTTGTCTCTATAGGGATTCTTCAGTAGAACGGTAGAAACGGTAGAAAAATGAGGGTTTTCAAGGGGTTGCGGTTCTACCGAAGGCTCTACCGTTGTTCTACCGTTCTGGGGGCTCCCACGGTAATGCCGGTAACGTCGGGGGGGGTAAAATCCGCTTCCCCACGGGAAAATCTGCGGTAAAACCCGAGTTCCGCCAAAAAATGCCGCGAACCGGGGCTCCGCGCACCC